TGTCAAGACACAATTCACATTTACCGCAAGGCACGAGAATAAACATAGGGACAGTTTCGCCGGTAGTAGGATCAAAGAAATAGAACTTATCTATATTTACCTGAGTAACTTCAAGACGTACAGGCGAAAATCTGACAAACAAATCTTTCTTTGAAGAATCTGTAATGCATAACTTGTAAAAAGGGTTTTTCTGAAAACCAACCTCAGTATGATAGCACTGATACTGCTGAGCATAATACAATATGCGCGGGTTTCTGATAGCAAGAGGTGAAGAACAATATATCTGCATAGTGTTGAATTAAAAATCTTTTTAAACCATCTAAAATAACCTCGTAACTTCAGCAAGACTGATGAAAATCAAATTATCTGATTTTCAGAGGTGTGTCAGTTACTCTAATATTGTCAAGTTACGGAAGACTGGAGGATATCCTCCAGTCCATCCGCAACACTGAATAGTGTTGCCCTTAATTGAACGGCATACCGTTCCAAGGGTTCTGCTGCGGGGCAGCATTATTGGGAACAGCATTATTCGAAGATCGCGACTTCTTAAATGCATTTTTGGCAAAATCCGACAAACCACGAGTTGCAATATTACCAGCAGCATTGCCGATATTAGCCAAACAGTTGCCGTACATAGTCGCAATCTGAGCGAACTTCTCATAGCCGCCGAAACGTTCTACCAAATCATTATCCAGCACAAATCCTTCGGTTTTCGCTTTGGACATGTCTACAAGGGCATCCTTAAGGCGCATTTCACGGTAAGTCAAGCGAGTTTCAGCAGATGCTAACTGGTCGGAAACATTCCAATGTCTAACCTGCGCATTTGCAAGCATAACAATGGTTTTAGCCTTTTCCTTGTCAAGACCGGCGGCAGCAGCCAACCGATCTATCTCAGCATCTATACGCTGTATCTCCTTGTCGCCTTTCCTATTGCGCCACATGACTTGATTTTCGATGTCATGTACTGTCGCATTATTGACCTTGACGCGTGACTGTGATTCTACAACATCCTGCCGGATCTGTCCGATACGGGCATTAATCTCATTAATTGCAGCGACTTTCTCCTCTGCAGCTTTCTCTGAAAGTTTTGTGTCGGCTTCAGTAAGATTGCAGCGCAGGTTCGTAAGCCTTATTTCGCTCTTCTCTCTAGAAGCTTTGTAAAAAGCTTCAATAGAAAGAATATCACTCTCATTATTGACTTTCTTTTCATTAGCCTTTTTCAATGAAAAATCAGCAAAAGAATTAGCGATAACAGCAGCGTCAAGAACCGCCTGTCTTGCATTATTGGGCATCTGGCTGTACGCGCTGACATCAGTAGGCGAAGTTCCTGCGCCAGCCGTCATCTCAGGAGAGGCAGCGGAAAGCGAAGAACCTGCACCGTCTGCATAATACAAGTCAGGATTCAAACCTGCTTCACGCAATAACCTACGCTGATTAATCGGTGTATTATACTGGTTTTCTCTGTTCCATTGATCAATGTTCCATTGGTTTTGCATCCTAGCCAAATTCAGGTTCCATTCGCGGGCAATGCGGTTTTCTTCTTTCTGCGCGGCTATCTGCTTATCAACAATCTTTTCCTGTCTTCGTCCGCCAACAAGGTTGCCGATAAACGAGCCGAAACCGCCAGCTAAGCCGCCAAGGAAAGAGCCTAAACCTTCGTTCATCTGAATCGCATAGCATCGCGCTTCTTGGCGGCTAAGACGCGACGCTGGGCGGCTTTTTCGGTTTCCCAAAGCTGACAAATATCGGCACCACGTTCAAAGATAGGATCAAGATTCCAGCCGGCGGTTTTCTCATCATACAACGCGCTGGCATTCTGACCGCTAACGGGAATGCCTTTATCTGCAAGTTCCTTAATCTGGCTAGGTGTCATAGCCTGATTCGGGATTGTCTTTCTGAAATCTGTGTCTTTCCACGGGGTCGCACATGTGCGGCAGTTTCCGTCTAATTTTCTGTTTGCCATAATTTTGATTTTTATTTGGGCGTTACCCTTACGGGTCGGGCTTTCCGGCTCAAACATATTAGCCTTCGGCTAATACTCGCCTGCAATCCCTAACGCGGTTAATACTCTTGTGGATGTGGTTTGCGGACTCCGCACTTTTTTTTAAAAACTGCTCATACTGTTCTCACCTCATGCGAATTTATTATCGTTCTGTGAAAACGAAAAGTTAAAAAGAATTAACGCACGCGAAGCGCGCGCGCTAACTCTATTTAACTTTAGTCTAATTTCACAGACCGTAAATTCGCTTGCATGAGGCGAAAACAGTATACGAGCGAGTTTTAAAAAAAAATGCTCCGTCCGAATGTTTACGCTACTGGTTTGTCGCTCCGCTGGGGAGGCTCTTCCAGTGCCGAGTAAGTTTTATTCCAATCGCGGAATAGCGACACGCGGGATCGGGAGCTTGAACTTCGCATCAAAATATATCTGTCCGTATATCTTATCGGTAGTTTCAGTAACCGCAAACACGTCATTTACCTGACTGGGATCAACCAGCAAAAATGACTGGTTAAGTGAAGGAGCTTCGTTGAACACGCGGTTCATAATGAAGTTTCGCAACTGCGTACGGTAAAGACCGTGGGCGGTATCCTGCTTCTGACAATACTCATACCACGGTCTGTTATATCCGAACGTATCCAGCATCTTGTCCTTGTCTGCACTCCACTGCTGGACAGGAGCAACTTCACGCATAAGAATCGGCTGGAATCCGATATTGGCAAACTCAGGCGCGAAATGATCAAGAAGACCACGATACAAGAAATGCTTGGGGAGCAACTGTGTATATATAGGTACGGGAGTAAACACAAGAACACCGAGAATAATACTTTCTTCGTCACAGAATACATTAATAGTTTCAGTGCCTTTTCTAGCGCCAGCTATACCAGCTTGAGAACCGAGGGCATCAGCATAAGTTCCGTTATCTTCTTTCATAACGGTCTGGGTAACACTGTGCATTTCAACCCAGTCGGAAGTACCGCCGATAAACTCAGGCATCAACAATTCGTTATATCCTATGTTTACATCAAAACGATGTTCTATAATATCCTTATAACTATATCCTGCACGAATATTCATTTCAAGATAACGCTGATATGCGTTAACATTTCGCAAGTCGGAAATACTAATACCGCTTTGAGCAAGCTGAATGAGCGAAGTAGGCTTGACGGTCTGAGCATTATTCAAAGGCTGATACTCAACAGCTTTCAATCCGTCATCATCAGAATCAAATCCTATCTTATAACTCTTTCCATCTTCATCAGTAATTGCCAGCTTATTAACAGTGCGTACGGTACCGTCTTCAAGCGTAACAGTATCCTCATAAGTGGTAATGCCGACAAGTGGGGCAATACCTTGCTGCGGAGTCTGAACAGCGGTAGAAAGAAAATCACGCTCCCAGTTAGCGTATCGCAACTGGTAGTTGCTTGCAGGGTCTGCGCCTCCTTCATAGTTAGGGATCCAGCGGTTATACTCTACCTGGCCATTAAGGTAATACGGATTGTTACGGTTATCTCTGAACCAAGAGTTGTAAATGCCTTCATACGCACGAGCGGCATATGCAGATATTTTAACCTGCTTTTCCTTAAGAGGGTTATTAGAGGAATAGTAAGGGTTAGATTGAGCAGAAAGACCCAATACTGAACCAGAACTTGAAGACAACGGGAAAGTTACTGTAACAGTAAGATTGTTAGTACTGATAAAATAAGAATTGGAAGAACCAAGCTCAACAACATAAGGGGAAGAAATAGAAGGCGGGCAAGAGGTACCAGTAGTTGTGAATCTAATTGCAATAAATAGACGCTTCGCACCTACAGCATTTTTGAAAAGAACAGTAAATGTTTGGTTAGCACCTGCAAGATAACTACCTGAGAGTATAGTTTCTCCATCATCAACAAATGTGTATACCGTATCGTTCAAATATGAAGAAACAGAAGGCTTAAATATGACAGACTTCGACAAATCAGCATCATCAGGGATATCGTACTCAAACAAAAATACACCACCGTTATTCAAACTCCAAGCACATGGAATACCATCAGAACCAGCACCACGAATATATGAATTTGTACGCCTACCTACAGCAAAAAAAGACTCCAAATCATTATATGCAGAATGCATATAAGACTCAGACAAAGGAATGTAAGAGGACTGAACAAGAGCGGAAGTATCAAAAAACGAACCATATTCACCGACTAAGGTAGTAGGCAAACCTAAATAATCCCACAAAGAGCCAGTAGAGGGAGGTGTAGTACCAAAATCTATATAAGGCTCTTCCAAATCCTGCCTAAAATTACCGATAAAATCACGGTAATCAGTCCATAAGGCACGGAGCGGATACTTGAAGAATGCCAGGCGGTAACGAATCCTCGACTGAAGAGGAAATACCATAGGCATAAACTGAAATCCTAACTTCGCATTGATACGAGCGGATGTCTTAGCAGGAACAAGCTCACAAAACACAGGAGTAATTCTACCTAAGTCAGTAGTAGTATGAACAGCGTGTGACCAATCAAAAGTGGCTGTAGGCACACTATTGCGTCTTTCATTAGTAGCTGAAAAAATATCTGCCATATTAATTTACGTTTGAGTTAACACTTGCGGAATCAGCCGAGCCGCTTGCGGACTGTTCCACGTGAAATTTAGAGTCCTTTGAATTTTTCATTGTGCATATTGTTACAGTACATTGTGTAACTAATAATGCAGTAAGGCACACCGCCAATATGATGGCGATGTACCTAAGTGTGCGTTCGCAACTATTCATGTTCGAAATCATCACTACGCACGATCAACACTACACTATACTGCGGGTTGCAACTCTGCAACTGAACACGCATATCTTCTAACTGGCGCATACTTCCGTATGAACCAAGTTCCAACTCAATAATCTTGGTAGTACGGTCGTCATCGTACACTTCAAGATGTGCATGATAAGGTAATTTTTTCATAACTAAATGTTTTTATCATTAAACAAAAAAGAAATAGTATATTCATCACCAACAACAAAAGAAAAACCGTGTACAAGATTACCGTCCGAATCAAGGGGAATAATCCTCAACGGCCAGTTATAATGATTCAAAATAAAACTCAATAACTGACGTTTTGAACAAACAAACGTCTTATCGGAATCAATAAGCCTAACAAAATATCTTTGAAATTTCATAGTGTAATGTTTAATATTATTATATTTATTTCTTATACTACAAGTTTACACCTTTTCTCTAACATATGTAAGATTCTGCTGATAGATTATACTATTTTTAACACTATTTAAATCTATCTCTTTTTTGTCCTTAAAATACCTAAGCATAAAAGCCTCTCTTATTTCCTTGCACTTCTGAGAAGTGTCGATTAGCTTATAGTCAGGCTCAAAATCCAAAAGCTGCTGACGAAGGCAAACCAAATCTTCCTCTAATTTATATATAGTGCCGAACATAAAATCGTCAGGAGCATCACGATAAATCATATTTCCAATCTCACAAGAAGGAAACAAATACTGTTCGGTAAACTTTTCAGGAAAAAATGAAAACTTACGAGCTAAATTCAAATCAAGACCTATATACTGAGGCTTATAACCAGTATGTCGACACAAATAGTGCAAGTCATGCATTGCCTGGACGTATTTCTGCCAAACCTTATGAATCTCAGAACCTACAATCCGTGAGAGTGAAGGAAAATATAAGTTCCGAAAATACTGGGGCATAAACGCACAAACATTCTTGCAACTATAAGGATCATATACAGACATCTCAACACAATCAGGGTTATCTATATAAAAAGATACCATCTTACGGGCATATTCTGCACCTAAACCACCATTTTTACGGGATGACAAATAAAACACTGGATTCTTGCCATAGGGAACAACAGCCTTTTTTGCCATATATTTCATAACATAACCGATAACACCGCGACCGGTGTTTCTTTTCGGATCAAACTGTACAGGGGAGATATAACAAAATCCTAACTGCTCGGTCAGGGGCGAGCCATCTTTATTGTAAAGAGCGTTTCCGTAGCGATCATACAAAGGGTGACACCAACACTTTTCTATAAAATCCAAACAAGCATGTAGAGTTGGAAACTGCTCACGCGGGAAATTCCATAGAACGCCATGATAATGAGGCATCTTACTGTTATGACCATATTCACCGCAAAAGAAATAACGGATATTGTGCTGTATTCCCATACGGTCTAACCTGATACGCAGCCTTTTCATGAATAATTGAACATCTTCCTTCTGAACACCACGTTTAGGCAAATTCTTGGGAGCGAATGTAAGAGTAAGGAATAAAGGAACGCTAGTAGAAGTAGAATTTTCACAATGAGCACGAAATGACCATTCTTTTTTCTTCTTGTCAAGACACAATTCACATTTACCGCAAGGCACGAGAATAAACATAGGGACAG